AGGCTGACTTCATGCCAGCTCCACTGAAGCAAGAATTATCGATCAGAATACTTGGTGTTGATACGCCAGAGAAGATGCCAAGAGCACTGTGTGATAAAGAAGCAAAGGCAGCACTTGCAGCATCGGAGTTTACAAAGACGGCTGTAAGCAAGGCAAAGGTAGTACAAATTGAACTCAAGTCACACGACAAGTATGGTGGTAGAGTGTTAGGTGATGTTATTCTTGATGGTAAAAGACTTTCTGAGATGTTAATTGCAAATGGTCATGCAAGGCCTTACAAAGGTGAAAAGAAATCATCTTGGTGCGAATAACATTGGATTCATTCCGAAGTTAGAGATGTTATAAATAAAAATAAGGAGGTGTTTATGAAACCTTATTTTTACAAAATAAAAGAAAAAAATAGTGGTAGGTATTACGTTGGCTGCCAGTATGGAATAAAAAGTAATCCGTCTAATTTTTGGGTAACTTACTTTACATCTAATTTGTATGTTAAATCGCAGCCAAAAAACAACTTTGAAGTTGTAGCCGTTTATGAAAGAGCAGATGCTAGAGATTACGAAAAAAGATATCTACAAAAATGTTATCGACTATTGGGAAGAGATAAATTTTTAAAAATACTAATTAACCGTAATATAGCACCAGGTATTTTAAATACTCCAGAAACACTACTAAAGGCAAATACACCAGAAAAAAGATTAAAAAGTTCTTTAGCAGCAAAAAAAAGAATTGAGGCTGGAACACATAATTTTTTATTGAATCCGCACAAGCCAACTGAAGAGCAAAGAAAAAGATCTTCAGAGCGGATGAAAGGCAACACACTTGGTAAATTAATTAATAGAGATGAAGCGTTTAGAAATAACCAAGCAGAAAAATCGAAAGGAAATACCAATGTCAGAGGCAAACAGTGGTGGAACAATGGAGCAGACAGAAAAAGATCTAAAGAGTCTCCAGGTCAGGGCTGGATTAAGGGATACAGAATTAACACAGCGAATGAAGGGATTAAAATTAACGGACGATCGAGAATTCTTTAAGCCGTTCAAATATGAATGGGCATACAGAGCCTGGTTAATGCACGAGCAGTCTCATTGGTTATTTTCAGAAGTACCGATGTTGGAAGATGTTAAGGATTGGAAAAAGAAACTTACCAAAGAAGAAAAGAACTTCCTAACAAACATCTTTAGGTTCTTTACACAAGGCGACATCGATGTTGCTGGCGGGTATGTTCAAAACTATCTGCCATACTTTAAACAACCTGAAGTTAGAATGATGCTACTTGGTTTTGCTGCAAGAGAGGCTTTACATATTGCAGCGTACTCTCACTTGATTGAAACTCTTGGAATGCCAGAAACAACCTACTCTGAATTCCTAGAGTATCAAGAGATGAGGGAGAAGCATGAGTATATTTTGGACCTATCTTCTAAAAACGGTACTATTGAGTCCACTGCTGCCCATATTGCTGCCTTTTCTGCTTTTACAGAAGGTATGCAATTATTTTCATCGTTTATTATGCTACTTAATTTCCCTCGTCACGGGAAAATGAAAGGAATGGGTCAGATTGTTACTTGGTCAATTGTTGACGAGACTCAGCACTGCGAAGGAATGATCAAACTCTTTAGAACTTACATCCATGAGCATCCAGAGATATGGAATGATAGCTTGAAAGGCAAGATCTATTCTATAGCAGAAAAGATGGTTGTGCTTGAAGATAAGTTTATTGATCTCTCGTTTAACACCGGTGCTATTGAAGGGCTGACAAGCGAAGAAGTTAAACAGTATATTCGCTACATTGCTGATCGTAGATTAATCTCAATGGGAATGAAGGGGATCTTCAAGGTTAAAAAGAACCCACTGCTTTGGGTAGAAGAAATGATTAACGCTCCAACACATACCAACTTCTTTGAGAATAGAGCAACAGATTATGCAAAGGGTAGCCTTTCTGGGTCCTGGGATGATGTTTGGGGCAAGGCTGCGTGAAGGAAAAGTTTGTCAATGCATATATGAAAGCAGCAGAGGTGTTTGCTGAACTTTCACATGCAAAGAGACTTAAAGTGGGTGCCATTGTAGTAAAAGACGATCGGATAGTTAGTATTGGCTACAATGGCACACCTTCTGGTTGGGACAATGTCTGTGAAGACGAAAACTATAGAACTATTCCAGAAGTAATACACGCTGAAGCAAATGCAATAGCTAAGTTAGCTAAAAGTCAGGAGTCTGGTGAAGATTCAACAATGTTTATTACTCATGCTCCGTGCGTAGATTGTTCCAAGCTAATCTATACTTCTGGTGTAAAGAAAATATATTTTAAAAACTACTACAGGGATCCCTCTGGGTTGGAGTTTCTTAAAAAATGTGGGGTGGAGGTAGAGCAAGTAAATGCGTAGAACATATAATTGTGATCATTGTGATGCTGAATTCAAAATATCACACAAACTAGATGAAGAATACTATGAAGTGAACTTTTGTCCTTTTTGTGGTGCCCAAGTTGACGATGAGGATGACGAGGACGAAGAATACGAATGACATGGTTATACAACAATGAGCCTTTTCTAGATCCTGGAGATAATTATGGTTTCGTCTATGTTATTTCAAACCTTACTGACGGAAGGAAGTATATTGGCAAAAAGTTCTTTTGGACATCTAAAAGAAAACAAGTCAATAAAGTCAGAAAAAGATACAAAGCAGAATCAGACTGGCAAGAGTATTGGAGTTCTTCTGATGAGCTCAAAGCAGACATTGAAAAGTTAGGTAAAGAAAACTTTAAAAGAGAAATAATCCATTTGTGCAAAACAAAGGGAGTTACCAACTACTTGGAAGCTAAGGAACAATTTCAAAGAGCTGTTCTAGAAAACAAAGAAGAGTGGTATAATACTTGGATTATGGTACGTGTGAGTAGGTCTCATTTGAATAAACTAAAATGATCTTTATAGCCATCCTTTTTGCTGCTGCATTCTTTTTGTCTTCAGTGGCAGCTTACTATTCTATTATTGGATTGATAGCAATCTTTCCAACAGCAGTTATTCCAATCGTAGTAATGGGTGTCAGTCTTGAGCTGGCAAAACTTGTTGCTGCTTCTTGGTTGTATAGGAACTGGAAGACAGCACCACAATCTCTAAAGTACTACTTCACTACAGCGGTCGTAGTCCTTTCGTTTATTACATCTATGGGTATCTTTGGATTCTTATCCAAAGCACACATTGACCAGACAGCAGTTGGATCCGACTCACTTATTGAATTAAAAATTATCGATGATCAAATTGCTGCAGAAAAAAGGAGAATAGAAAATGCTCAGAGATCTCTTTCTGCTTTGGATAGACTCATTGACGAGTCTGATACAGAAACCGCTATCAAAGTACGTAATCAACAAAGAAGAGAACGCACCAATTTGGCTGCAGAAATTAAATCTGCATCTGATGAGATTAAGACTCTCAATACTGCTGCAGCTCCATATCGAAAAGAATCCAAAAAGATCGTTGCAGAGGTTGGACCGCTTAAGTTTATCGCAGATCTTATCTATGGAGATTCAGATCAGGAAACACTTGAAAGAGCTGTCAGAGCAGTAATCATTCTTATTGTTCTTGTGTTTGATCCTCTCGCCATCATCATGCTAATTGCAGCAAACAGAGAACTAAAACTTTATAGAAGATTCAAGAAACCCAAGCGAGTGATTGAAAAGATTAACAAGACTAAACTTGATAAATCAAAGATTTTAGTCGATAAAAATGAGATCTTTGACATGGGTAAACATCCAGCTGAAATACCTAAAGAAATACTAGACAAGGTGTTCAAAAGCAAGATAATTAAAAAGTAACTGTTGTAAAAAACTATTTTTGTAGTATAATTGATTTATTATGATAATCGTCGACTACAGTCAAACAATTATATCTAACCTTATGGCAGAGCTTAATGGTCGTAAGGATGTAGATATCGAAATCAATCTACTTCGCCACATGGTAATCAACACCATAAGAAGCTATCACGTAAACTTTAAAGACGAGTATGGTGAACTTGTAATTGCTTGTGACAATAAAAAGTACTGGAGGAAAGATATATTCCCGTACTACAAAGCAAATCGTAAAAAAGCAAGAGAAGATTCTGGTTACAACTGGAATGCTATCTTTGA